GATGAATATAGAACTTGAGACATATAGTGGAAAACTTCACGAATTGTCAGAAAAGATGTCTATTGTTAACGTACTTACTAAAACATTCTCTACTACAGGTCTTGTAGCCTATAAGATAGAGTGCTTAGTAAAAGACTTAGAAGAAATTACAAATAAGTACTTAATTGACTTATCTGACGGAAGATTTCAAATTGGATTTAAAGTTAGTGCAAGTGATAAGCTAAACGTAGTTATTACAGATAACGGTAAAGACATTGAAATTTTAGCACTTTCTGGTGGCGAAAAGGCTCGTGTAAACGTAGCAACACTTTTAGCAATCAGAAAACTGATGCAAACACTAAGCTCTAGTAGAATTAATTTACTTATTCTTGATGAAACCGTTGAAACACTTGATGTAGACGGCAAAGAAAGATTAGTAGAAGTCCTACTTAGAGAAGAACATTTAAATACCTTTCTAGTCTCTCATGGGTTTACGCATCCTCTACTAGAAAAGGTTAATGTAGTAAAGCGTAATAACCTATCAAAGATAGAGGTATAAAATGATTAAAATCGAAAGATTAAAAGACGGTGCTAAAGTATACGTTACTAGAAATGGCCAAAGAGTACAAGTATTCTTAAACCAGTTAATAACTCACGAAGACTTTGCAAGTGTTGAGGTTGAGGGTGGTACTTTAGTCTATAGTGTAGACGAAACCGAAGTTCTAGAAATTACTGGCGGTGCTGGTAAACAGATTGAATTAAATCTTAGTGAAACTGTACAAGATGCGGTAGTTACTACAGAAACTGTAGAAGTAGAAACAGCACCCGCAGAAACACCAGCAGAAACACTAGCGGAAACACCGGCAGAAGTGCCAACACAAGTTACAGAAACCACAATAGCAGCTGCTCCTGTTATTGTTCAGCCAGCTCCAAGAGCTAAAAAGTAATGGTTGACAGTAGAGCCAAAGGTGCTCGAACTGAAACTGTGGTACGTGATGCTCTAAAAAAGCACACAGGTTTAGGTTGGGAAAGGGTTCCTGGTTCAGGAGCCCTTGACCCCAAACATTTGCTAAAGGGTGACTTATATGTTCCAGGAAGAACTAATCTTTGGTGCGTAGAAGTTAAAGGTTATAAAGAGGACCACCTTACATCACAGTTACTAACTTCTAAAACTCCACAACTAATAGAATTTTGGGAACAATCAGTTCGTCAAGGTATACAGGTAGGTAAGAAACCTTTACTGATATTTAAGTTTGATCGTTCAAAAGTTTTTGTAGCTTTTGATGATATGCCCAACAGCCAAAATTACAGATGTATTTATTACAACCACGAGAGCCACGAGTTCTATGTAGCACTTCTAGAAGATTGGTTAGTGCATGAGCAACCTGAATTTGTGACTTGAACTATCTGCTTATCTTTGGTATAATAATCTAATGAAAACACTATATACACTAATATTTGCCGTATCATTAACGGGATGCTCTTGGGACTTGAGCGAAGCTCGTAGTATGAGTAGCGCATTTCTCAATAATTGCAAGCTAGGAACAGTTATTACCAATACTGTTAATGAAGGCGATAATAAAACTCTCACAATAACCTGTACTAAAGATGGCAAGTAAATCATTCACACAATTAAATGAGTCTGAAAATACCTTAATGGTAGTGGACGCTCTTAACCTCGCATTTCGGTATAAACATAGCGGTGCAACAGATTTTGCAGTTGACTATTTGCGTACCGTAGATAGTCTAAAGAAAAGCTATAAGGCCAAGAAAGTCATTATTGCTTGCGACCAAGGCTCTTCAAGCTATCGTAAGGCTATTTACCCAGAGTACAAACAAAATCGTAAAGATAAGTTTGAGACTCAAACTGATGCTGAAAAAGCAGCGTTTGAATTGTTCTTTGAAGAATTTCAAAAGACACTTGAGTATATCCAAGAAAACTCAGACTATCCTGTGATTAAGTTTCAGGGTGTAGAAGCTGATGATATTGCCGCATACATTGTAAGCAAAAAACAAAAACTACCTATAGACTCTATTTGGCTAATTAGTTCAGATCGAGACTGGGATTTATTAGTACAAGAAAATATTTCAAGATTTAGCTATGTTACAAGAAAAGAAGTTACAGTTGATAACTGGAATACTCACTACGATTTCGAGCCGGAAGACTACATTAGTATTAAATGTCTTACAGGTGATAGCGGCGATAACGTTGCTGGTGTGCCTGGTATTGGGCCTAAACGAGCAGTATCCTTGGTCACTGAATATGGTAGTACTTACGACATTATTGCAAGCATTCCACTTGCTGGTAAGTACAAGTATATCCAAGAACTAAATCAATGTAAAGATCAACTAATGTTAAACTATCAACTAATGGACTTAGTCACTTTTAGTGAAGAAGCAATTGGTGTTGACAACTGCAAACAAATTGACGAAACCCTAGAAATCTACTTAAAATGAGCAACTTTTTAAACATTAACAGAAATTACGACTACAATAACAACAAGGAAGTCAGTAATAAACTCCCTTGTTTGGTAGAAGACAAAGCATTTTTACCAAAACGTGCTAACAAAACAGATGCAGGCGCAGACCTAATGAGCATCGAAGATTTGGAAATTTATCCAAATGAACAAAAACTTGTTGGTACAGGAGTAGCGACAAAAATTCCAGAGGGCTACGCAGGCTTTGTGTTTAACAGAAGCTCTCAAGGAAAAAAGGGAATTACTATCCCTCACAGCGTAGGCGTCATTGATGCGGATTATCGTGGGGAAATTAAAGTCCTGTTAAAAAATATTTCGGAAGATATTTATACAATCAAGCGTGGCGACCGAATTGCACAGCTGGTAATCATGCCAGTGTTGCTACCTGAATTTACAGATATTTGGAATGACACAGAACGAGGTACTGGCGGTTTCGGCAGTACCGGCACTTAAGGATAACATGAACGTAAGCACACGAGCACAAGTAATTACACGTCGAACATATAATAGACCAATTTCAGACGACGGAAAACAATTTGAAACTTGGCAAGAAACAGTTGCCCGAGTTATTGACCACCAAGAGTGGCTATGGCAGCGAGCAGCAGGTCGTGATTTGAACGACCAAGAGTACGCCGAACTTTATGACCTAGAGCAATTAATGCTAGATCGTAAAGTACTGATGAGTGGTCGCACTCTTTGGCTTGGCGGCACTAACGTAGCTAAAACACGTGAAGCTTCACAGTTTAATTGCTCTTTTACTCACGTCGAAACTGTGTATGACGTAGTAGACGTGTTGTGGCTACTATTACAAGGTTGCGGCGTAGGCTTTAAGCCTATTGTTGGCACACTAAACGGCTTTTCAAAGCCAATTAAAAATATCAAAGTGGTTCGCTCTACTCGCACAGCAAAAGGCGGTAACGAATCAAATGTAGAAAAATGGGATGCTGAAACTAAAACTTGGACTATTCAGGTTGGTGATGCAGCAGAAGCTTGGGCTAAGTCTATTGGTAAGTTGTTGGCGGGTAAATATCCTGCTGAAACGCTAGTACTTGACTTTTCACAACTTCGTCCCGCAGGTGAAAGGTTAAAAGGTTATGGCTGGATTTCTTCAGGTGATAGTGCAATTAGCTCTGCTTATGTTGCTATTGCCAATATACTCAATGGTCGTGCTGATAGTCTACTCACTCGGATGGATATTCTGGACATTGTTAATCATCTTGGTACTATTTTATCCAGTCGTAGAAGTGCTGAGATCGCGCTTTTCGATTACGGTCAGCCAGAATGGGAAGAGTTTGCTGTAGCAAAGAAAGACTGGTGGTTGCATAACAACGCACACCGCACGCAGTCTAATAACAGTTTAGTATTCAAAGAAACACCACTACGCGAAGATTTGGAAAAAATCTTTGGTATGATGATTAAGGCAGGCGGAAGCGAACCAGGTTTTATTAACGAAGTAGAAGCCTTACGTCGTGCCCCTTGGTTCAAAGGTGCAAATCCTTGTGTCGAAATCTTGCTAGGTAATAAGTCTTTCTGTAATTTAACAGAAACAGATATTGCTAAGTTCAAGGGTGACACTGCTGGACTACACTCAGCAATTAGATTAGCTGCTCGTGCTAACTACCGTCAAACTTGTGTTAACTTGCTAGATGGTATCTTGCAAGAGTCTTGGCACTTAAATAACTACTTCTTGCGTTTGTGCGGAGTGGGTTTAACAGGTATTGCAATGCGTCCAGATATGGGAAGCTACGACTATGAGTATCTTAAGCGTACTGCTACTGGTGCTGCTATTGGTATGGCTAACGAATTGGGCTTACCAGCACCTAAAAATGTCACTTGTATTAAGCCATCGGGTACACTGTCCAAGATTATGGATACTACTGAAGGGGTTCACAAACCGCTTGGAAAGTACATTTTCAACAATGTTCAGTTTTCAAAGCATGATCCAGTCGTGGAGAAGCTTCGTCAAGCTAATTACCGTGTTATTAATCACCCTGTGGATGACTCAGGTGTATTGGTAACATTCCCTGTAATGTGGGATGGTGTTCCATTTGATGAAGTTGATGGTAAAGAGGTAAACGTTGAAACAGCTATTGTTCAACTAGAGCGTTACAAGTTGCTACAAACTTCTTGGAATCAACAAAATACTTCGGTAACTATTAGCTACGATCCAACAGAAGTTCCAGCAATCATTGACTGGTTATTAGAAAACTGGGATTGTTACGTAGGGGTAAGTTTCATCTATCGTACAGACCCAACTAAAACTGCTAAAGATTTAGGTTACCTATACTTGCCACAAGAAGTGGTAACACAAGAAGACTATACTGAGTATGTTAAAACATTATCAGAAGTTGACTTAAACAATACGAACAGCTTCGATGAAATTCTAGATGCTGAGTGTGCAACGGGTGCTTGCCCAATTAAATAATTAATATGAACGAACTTACATTAACTTTATCTCTATCAATTCCTGAAGCAAATACAATCTTACAAGCGCTTCAAGAACTACCAGCTAAAATTGCTAACCCTTTGAGCGAAAAAATCAAAGAACAAGCAGAGCCTCAGGTACAAGAGTTCCAAAAAGCAATGCAACAACAAGCTGAAGAAACAACAACTGAAACTCCAGAAGTTGCTACTGAAGCATTAGAAGTTGCTCCGCAGTAATTATTGCTGCAATGCAAAAGCCCTCTAAGAGAAATCTTAGAGGGCTTTTTTTCGTCCATTTTTAATAACCATTTGTTTATGGTGGAACCTTTATTATCGAGTAAAATTTCTTAATAACGTGCATTTTTACTCCTGTTGCTGTAAAAATTGGGTTGCTAGGCGTTAACAAAAGTACTATAATATTATTAGTTCGCAAGAGGTTGTGAGCTGCGCGATGATACGCGTTATCAAATCAATCAAAGGATAAAATTATGGCTGATGAGATTAGCGTACCTAGTGATGTTCCCAAAGTTCCTACAATGGAACAAACAGCATTTACTATGGGTGCGCTTCAAGATAAATTAGATCAGGCTAATGACTACTATTCAAAAGTCATGGGCCAGATCACAAAACTAAAGGATACGAATATGGCAGAAATTATGACACCAGGCGGAATTATGATGGGCGGTGGAGGTGGAGACGGCGGAATGTTTGGCGGAGGCGGCTTAATTGGCGGTCTTATCCTAGGCAGTTTACTACGTAACAATGGTAATCTACTAGGCGGTGACGGCGCTAGTGGTGCCGCACTAGGTGCAACACTACGAAACCCGCCAGAACAAAACCAAGCTAACATGGACTTAATGGCGGCTATTGGTGGAGTTGACAAATCAGTAGCAGTTTCTACAGCTACAATGGAAGCTTCCCAAGCTACACAAACACTAGGTCTTACGTCACAACTAAATAGCATCACACAGGCTTTAGCTGGACGTGTTGATGGTCTAAAAGATGTTATTAACCAGAATTCAGTTGCCTTAATGCAAGGCCAAGCTGCAATTAACCAGAACATAATGGAAAACCGTTATGAACTATCTAAAGATATTTCTAATGATGGTGAAAAGACTCGTGCTTTAATCGTTCAACAATATGAACAAAATCTAACGCGTCAACTAGCAGAAGCTAATGCAGCTTTAATCGAGCTACGTAGTAATGCTAATACAGCTGCTACAGCACGTGGTGTTGAAGTTACAACAACCAACAACATTACCCAGATGCAACAACAGCAGCAGCAACAAGCTCAGTTTGGTCAATTGGCCAATTTGATCTGGTCATTAGGGCAAAATATCCGTAGCGACAACGCTGCAATTAACGTTGGTAGCGGTACTCAAACTGCTAACCCATCTAACACTAATACTAACATTCGTTAATTAGTCAAAGCCCCGCAGCCACAAGTTGTGGGGCTTTTTTATAAGGAATAAAATGTTATTTCAACAACAACAACAAGGCCCATTTGGTTGGCCTATGGGTCCTTACATACCTTTAGTTCCTATTATTGACGATTGTGATTTATTTATTAATAGTAATATAGTAGGACCTCCAGGACCTCCAGGGCCTGCTGGACCTGCTGGACCTGCTGGACCTGCAGGACCACCGGGTATCCCGGGATTAGTGCCTGTAACCGACGTTACAACTACTCCTTTTATAGCAGATTTAACTGACTACTATTTAGCAGTAGATGTAGCAGCTCCAGCTAGCATAGTACTACCTGCTTCACCCGCTGGAACAGTATTTATAATAAAAGATATTGATGGTGATGCTGTAACCAACCCAATAACAGTAACTGCTAGTACTACCATAGATGGTTCTGCTAGTGCAATTATTAATTCCCCATACGGTAGCATAACGTTAATATTTAACGGTACTGAATGGAACATTGTCTAAGGAGACAAATATGTCGTATACAAATAATCCAACAACAATACTTGCAGGAACAGGTATTGTAATTACACCAACTACAGGTACTGGTGCTAATACTATCACAGTTTCAGCTGGCGGAGTAGTTATCACTGCTATTAGAATTGCTGTGGCAACACCAGTAGCAATACTAGCAGCGGATGCCGCAATTAGTGTACAAGTGCCAGGCCCTGTGCCTGTACAAGTTAACTTACCTGCAGGTGTTACAGGACAAACTTTTATTGTCAAAGATGGGTTAGGTTTGGCTAGTGTAGCTACTCCTATCACTATTACGCCTGCTGCTGGTACTATAGATGGTGCTGCTAATGCTACAATTACTGCCCCCTATGGCTCATTGACATTTATCTATGACGGCGTACAGTGGTTATTGACTTAATTAGTTATGGCGTATAATAGACAACCACAGTCTGTTTTAGCAGGCAATGCGTTAAAACAAAGCCCACTCCCTAACACACTACAACCAGCAGGTATTATTCCAGTAACATTAGATGCAGATATTGCTACTACTAGTAGTCTTGGTGTAGTGCAGGTGGGTAGTGGTTTATCTATTACTAGTGGCGGCATATTAAGTACCGCTAGTAATAGTTCAATAAACGTATACCTTACTAATACAAACTATACAGCTACTGCCGACGACTACTATATTGGTGCTGTAAATCATAGTATCACGGTTACCTTACCTTTAGGTACGGTAGGTAAAGTTTACATTGTAAAAAATCAAGTTAATGGAAACATTACAGTTATAGGAACTAGCGGACAAAAACTAGATACAAGTAACAGTAAAACGCTTGGAACAAATGATAGTATCATAGTAGTGTTTGATGGAACACGCTGGAATATTATTAGTTAACAAAAAACCCCTAAGTAGCAATACTTAGGGGTTTTTCTTTTAACCATCTGAACTAGATAATAACACAGCTGCAAATTCTAATGATTTTGCATCACTGCGATCACGCATAATTTGATCACGTTTTTCACGGCTCCAGCTAAATCCGCCGTCGCCACCCCAAAGATCCCAAGCTACACGTCCCTTACTAGGAAAACCTTCTTCTCCGCTGTTAAATCCTGTGGCTTTTTTGTCAACTTCGTGTCGGCTAAAAAAGCTGTACATTCTAAGAACGGTTGTAGCGGTTAAAGGGTCTCGGTCCTTTAGTTGGTTAGCTCGCGCTAGGCCAACCAGTGTACCTCCTGGATACCCTTCGTCTTTCCATTTTAAGGCCCTTTTTGCGGCAGTAGCCATGCCTTCTGTTGGTTTGTATGTCTCTGCCATAATTACCTTTAGTTACGGTAAGCCATAATAATCTGCTTACACATCTTACTACGCACAATGTCTTCATCTAAGAAGCGGATCATTTCAATTCCTGAAATGCCTTCTAAACGCTCTACTGCGTCTTCTAGTCCAGAGTCAGTAATGTCTGTTTGGTCTGGGTCACCTGAAAGGATTACCTTACAGTTTTTACCAATTCGTGACAACAACATTTTAAACTCAGTTTTAGTCATGTTTTGAACTTCGTCTACTAGGATGATTGAGTTCTCAAATGAGGCACCTCGCATAAATCCCAGCGGTTTAGGTTCGATAGATTTTGTTTTTAAAGCGTATTCGTAGAAACCTGCGCCAAGCGTGCGTTTAAATACTTGGTCAAATGGATCTAGGTAGGGAGCGTATTTCTCCTCTAATTCACCAGGCAAGAAGCCTAAGCCTCGACCTGTTTCTACATTGGGTCGTGTTAAAATAATTTTATTAATTCGTCTGTGGAATAGTTCGCTAGCGGCATATGATGCTGCTACAAATGTTTTTCCAGTACCTGCTGAACCTATGCCAAATACAATATCATTATATTTGATTGCTTCTAAGTACTCGCCCTGAATATAGTTTAAGGGTTTAACATCTTTAAATCCATATTCAACTGGATTTGGTGGTTGTGTTTGCGACTGTGCTCTACGAGCTTTTTTTCCTGATGAATTTGCCATACCTGACCCTGGTTGGTTGGTGAACGGCTAGCAGCAGTATTAGCGGCTAGCCACCTAATACTGCTTTACTTCTTTTCTGGAACCTTAGTACCTTCAAGCTTCTTGTGCTGCTTGACTTCTTTACAAACTTCTTTTGTTTTGCCAGTTTTGGCGTCTTTTTGCTCTACGCAGACTTTTTTAGTTTCTGCTGAATATGCTGGTACTAGTGCAAAGGCTAGTGCTAAGGTTAAAATAATATTCTTCATTAGATCTCCGGTTGGTAGGCTGGTTGTGGGGCTGGTTTACCATTAATCATTTTGACTTCTGGTGGTGCAGTAACTACTGGCGCTGGTGGACTATACGCGGCGGGTTGAGAGACTGGCGCTGCTGTAGATAATTGAGGTGTTGGTACCCCGCTTGTTGGTAAACTGGTTGAGACATTGGCTGCTCCTGCAACTTTTTCTTGTGTACGACCGTATGCACTTACACCTAGTACGGCACCCATGGCTACGTGAAATAATCCGCCGCCTTGTAGTGTAATTGGAACCCACTGACGAAACGCGTCATTGGCTGCTTGAGTCTCCCAAAATTGTACTACTGTAAACATAATTGGGAATAAAAAGAAATCGGCTAAACAGCAAACCATATACATCATTGCCATTAGCGGACGCCACTTTTTAGTCATCCAATCTTCTTGAGGTTTATCCTCTTTTTTAACTTCTTCTGTCATTAAACTTCCTTACTTATCTGCCCACATATATTTTGGGTTCTAAATCTTTTTTACGTTGTTCTTCAGTTCTGGGAATCCAATTTGTACCGTATTGCGGATACTTACGAATACGATCTTCTATAACTAAAGAAAACGTCAATCCTATTGCGCAAACTATAACTAAAGCACCGATACCGAGAGCTATATCTGTATGCAGTCTTTGCATACGTTGTTTTCGTCTTAGTTCTGATACTCTTTCAGACTGCATCTTTTTAGCAATAAGAACACGTTGGGTAGCTCCCATATGCTGCATCATTGCCTCTACTTCAGTATATAATGCACCGAGCTCAGGAGGGCTTTGATAAACCATCAATTCACGTAAGTCTACACTCATTTGTTCTAATTGCTTGCGCATTAAAACTCGCTGTAGTGCTCGTTTACCTAAACTAGCATCACCTGTGTATACTTCTTTTTCAGCACGGCGCTCTTCTTCTTCCATAATAGCTAAACATTTGTGGAAGTTATCGTAGTATGTACCTAAGTGTTCGCCAATTTCACGGTAAATGCCTTCGTGCTGCCCTTGATTAGCTTTTTTGTTTAATTCAATTACTTCGTTTTTCTCACGAATAAACTGATTCTTTTGCTCTACAGTTGGAGGCTTGTCTGCGGGATGTAGTTTCTTAAATTGATCGTCAAGATCTTTTAATACGTCCTTAACCTCTCCTGCAGCACCTTTTATATCTTTATAAAGTTTACATCCAGCTTTTACCGCTGATACTGCCCCATTGGCCAGGGCAAAGAGGGTTAAGGGATCCATAAGCTCCCCTTAAAAAGGAAACCAGAGCCAAATACCTTGACTTAATAGTAAGACGCCAATAACAGCAACTACTTCACTAATTTTGTACATTTTATTATTAACTGCTAAAATACTTGCGGATAATAATACAATAGCTAATTGAAATGCCATACTAGCAAAAGTCAGCCAAGGTGAGTGTTTTGAGGCTTGGTCACGTGCCGCTTCATATGCTTGGGCTTTGGCTAATAGTTCACGCTTACCTTCCCCCGTTTTAGGGTCTGACTCATAACGTTCAATTTTAGCAGTTAGTTTCTCAGCTTTGGCTTTGTCTCCGCGCTGTACATAGTCGTCACGTTGACCTTCAGCAATGGTTTGCTTAATAGACTTGGCTTGATAAAAAGCATAAGTATCGGTGGCTTTTAACATATTTTTCATAGCAGCACCACTGTGCATACCTGCAAAGTAAGTGGTAATTGCCATAAACAGTGCCATAATAACAATTACTAGACCTGCTTTATCTTTGATAAGTGCTTCGCGCTCTGATCGCGATAATTTCTTTTCTTCCGTCATTTAAGCTCCTAACACATGCAGTGCGTGTTCGTAATGTTTTTTACGATCTTCTAGTCCAATAGTGCCACCATTAATCTTTTTGGTTAACATAACAATATCACCGGCATCTGCCCAGCGATTTAAACTATTGGTTTCCCAGAACCAGCATGCCGATTGAGCAGCACCTTCAAAAGTCTGCAAATACTCACTGGCTTCTTCTACACTAATATCTAAGCTAGCTGCAAACCAACTATAGTTGTCACGACCAGTAAGTTGAATAAGTCCGCGTCCGCAAAAACGATAACCATCACCGGAGGCCTCATCACCATTGCCCATGCGATTAGCATATACTTTATTTGCAATAGCTTCTTGTTTATTTGGCAAACCTGCATAGTGTGCAGCTATATCGTCAGTTGGAAAATACTTTGGAAATATTTTGCGTAAGGTAACTGCTTTATAATTTAAGTTCTCTTTTAGTGCAGTAAATCCAGCAGATTCATGCGAACATTGTGCAATAAAAGCAGCAATACGTTCAGGGGTATCGATACCGTAATCTGGCAGTAGTTGTTCTAAGGCGTGGTGCCAGTGTTCAACATATGGGTTTTTAGGAAGCAGCTGACGTAGCTGCGCTAAGGTTATGTTCATTCAAACTCCTTATAGAGTGCTTTTTGTTTCTGATACCAATCAACCCAAGATTGCTCTAGTAGTTGACAGTACTTATATTGCTGATAGTTTTCTGCAACAGAGGCGGCCACCTCACTTAAAGTTGGAGTATCTTTAAGTGGTTTAAGATCTGGACAAGTAGCTAATAGCTCTTGTGGCGCTTGGGGGAACGGTTGCTTAACCGCAATAGGGGTAGTACATCCAGTTAATAAGAGTAAAATTAATAAATATTTCATTTTACAGCCTTATTAATTGAAGTTACAAATTCTGTGGGAATTACACAGGTTGTATCGTATTTTACTACTTCGCGATCAATGTATTTAATAACATCTTCGCCCTGTAGCTTAATAGTTTGTGACTTAGTTACCAGCTTTTCTTTTACACTGGTATTTGTGTTTTGAGAAACTAGCTCTAAAGCAACTATTTTTTGTTCTAGTGCTTCTGCTTGATGAGTCCACCAAGAATTTGCTTTCATCATGCCCAAAAGAAAAATTCCTACTAAGGCTACCACAACAGAAAGAATTTTTATTTCGTTTCGATGCGGTAATTTGGTAAGCATTAGGGTCAAGAAGAAGCCAGTAAATCCGCTAAAAAACACGGCATAATAGAAGACGTCTGGAACGATTTTAAACATCCACATATAAAATTTTTAAAAGTTGTTGATAAATTTAGTTTTATTAGCCCATAGGCTAATAAAACTAGGCTCTTGCGAGCCTAGCTTAAATGCAAATTATGCACTAGTTGGTTGTGCTGGCCAAACTACTGTTTCAGGAAACCCAGTTTGTTCAGGCAGATCTCTTAAAGCCTGTCTGTATTCCGCCCAAGGACCAGAAATACTTGCAGGAATATCCTGCAATTGGGTCCAATCACTGGCTGCTAATAAGATGTTTCTTTGAGCCTTAATTACGTTAGCCGTAAGCCTAGACTTAAGTCCTGCAGTCCATTCCGTAAAAGGAATATTAGATAGTGACCATACGCCAGAACTATCTTTACTAGCAACAGATACTTCCATATCTGTTGGTTCTGTAGTAAAGTCTGGTAGTAGAATGTAACCTGCAGAAGTAATATCTTCTGTAGTAGAATCCTCTGTAAAACCCAACCAAACCATTGCTTTAATCGAGTCTTCAGTAAGTATGTTAATTGTAGGGCTAATACTGTTACCCTCTATGTATTTATTCATTATGTGTGCCCTTAACTTCCAAAGAAGACTGCTTGGATTGAGTAATTACCGCCACTAGGAACTGAACCAAGATTTCCACCACCGGCCCATGCAGATGCAGGGCATCTGAATGCTACACTTCCGCTAGTTGAATCGTAATATGCAGTAACGCCTGGACTTGCAACAAAACCGCTCATGTCGAAGCCTTGTGGAAAGATCGATCCATAACACCATCCTGGGTTCATCCAGTTTAGCGAATAATTTTGTTGCGGGTAATTGCTTATATTTATACTGCCACTAGGGGAATAACCACTACCGTTATATACAACAACTGTATCGGTTTGGGGATTTGAGCTAGAGTCTAGCACAAACATTGAGGCGTATATACCACCACCGTAAACAGATTGGTCAAAAGTGAAATCAATCTGGTTGCTACCTGATAGAGGCATGAAGGTTGCCCAAGGGTATATTGTTCCTTGTGGCCCAGATGACGAAGCAAATTGTTGGGACTGCAGACGGGTGAACTGATTACTTCCAGAACTAACACTCATTAGTGAGATACTACTATTTGATGACACAAATGGGTTAAACATAAATACTTTACCAGAGTTAGTTGGTCCAGTAACTGTATAATAAGGTGTTCCATTAGGCGACGGAGACGTTGGGCCGCCCACATTTTTAAAGTAACCTGCAGGACTACCACCACTACTACCGCCACTACTACCAGCAACAGTAAAGCTTAGGGTACCTCCGTTAGCATTATCACTACTACCTGGAATAGCTGGTGGTGGGGAGGGTTGCATAACCCTAACCATTGCAGAACCCGTTTGCTGCCAAGTACCGGCAACAGTTAGATTTTGAACCCCATACATACTTCCGCTAGACCCAGAAATTGATACTGTAGCAGAACCTACCTGAGATAGAAACTGAGTTACATCACCCGGGCTCTGGAAACCTATGGTGAGCTCAGGAGACATCCAGCTCCAGTAACTAATTGGAAATGTTACCGTAGTAGGAGCACTAGAGCTACCTCCGCCAGTAGAAGCAATAGTAATGCTACTATTGCCAGCACTGCCTGTTAGCGTAATATTCTCCCCTGCAATAAAGGTAAGACTACTACCGGCAGACGGTGCAGATATGCTTATACTACCTGGGCCAGGTGCTCCAACTTGGATATTTCCAAAAGAGCCCAGTCCTCCACCACTGCTTACACTTTGTAGCTGAACGCTAAGAATACGCCCATAACTATCAATTTCTAGTCTTGGAATATTTGTACTATCACCATAATAACCTGGACTACCTACTGCCTGCAAGGAAATTGTTTTACCGGCCGTGGTGTCATATGTACTACCACTGTTTAGGGTAAGACCTCCGCCAGCAGTTAAACCATATAGTGTATTCCAACGTACACCAGTACCTGTTGATGCAAGTACCTGATTATTACTACCTACACCATCGTTAGCATTAAGTGTACCAGTTAACTTTGCTCCAGACAATGTTTTGTTGAACAGAGTTTCAGTGCCGCCTAATGTTGCAAGTGCAGTGGTATTAAACGTGGTCCAT